GCCGCCAGCGTGGTGCTGGTGCTTGAGGTGCTGGTGCTGAGCTGCACCACACCAGCGGCGCCAGTGGTGGCCACGCTCAGGCCTTTTGTGAGGTCGCTGAGCGTCAGCTTCTTGTTCTGGTTGGACGGCAGCGCCTCGGTGAGATCCACCGCCGGCACCAAGGTGTTGGCGGTGGGTGTCGTGAGAGCGATGAGATCAGTGGTTTTGCGTGCGGCCACGGTTCCTTAGGCGAGGGCTAATTGAGTGGCTAGGGCGCGTGGTTTTGTCATTAACAGTCCACCGCGTCGGAGATCTCAGGCAGGGACTTGAGGTAGAGATAGGCTTGCTTGATGGGGTTGGGGCCTTCTAGGTCAAAACAAAAACAAATAGTATTATGAGTCAACTCTTGCCCGTTTTTCTGTTTTAATATCTTATAGGTGGCAGTACAAGTTTCCTTGGTAATGGATGCTTGAACAATTTTGATGTAAGCGTTGTCGAACGTAAGTGATTCGTTGAAATTATCAACGAGAGTAATCGTTTTTGAGAGTGCCATAATGAAATCCTCCTAGGCGCTAATTGCGCCAAATGTTTTCCAAGTGCCGGGGGTACCGGCCGTGACACAAGTCCATCCAATAAAACCACTGGCTGATGGGCTGGTATTCCAGACAATATCGCCTCGTTTGTATGTTCCAGATCCTGGAGCAGCGGTTCCGAAATAGTGTTCGTTATTTCCGTAAGTAATTGTTGGGTATGGAGATGCAATGTAACGACCCTTGACTCGGAACAGTGTACCCCTAGTGTTTTGAGCACCTTCTTGAGACGCAACGGTAAGGCTTCCTAGGCGTCCAAAGAAAATAGGTCCGTCGGTAGGCGTAAGTAGAACGTGAGATGCGTAACTAGCATTATCCGAAAGAGTTGTGTCGTTAATTTCTTGCCCAACTGTCGGGGATGGGATGTAACCTGGCCTTAAATTGAGGCCAATTAATGTGTTATTTTCAACTAAGATGGAATTAACATTGACAATGTTAATATCTCTGGTTGGAGACTGATCGTTGGTAAGGTAATTATTGCGTATGCGAAGTCCACTGATCTCGGAACCAGATTTATCAGCGTAAATTTCGTAAGGATAGCTGGCATTTTTGCCGTTTCGCTCGTGATAGTTGCCCTCGTAGACAACTTCCCTAATGGCGCTAAGTACGTTGCCTATGACATGAAGCCCATATCCTTGACATTCTTCAACGCCATTGTTTTGGATGCGAACTCCGTGTCCACCATTGACAACAATACCGTGTCCAGCTGCCCAGTTAACTTCGTTACTAAAAAACGTAAAATTGTTGCACTCTTGTCCAATGTAAGCGCCAGGGTTGCAACCATAAATTTGGTTAAGTTCTACCCACATGGACCAAGACTGGTAGAAATACATTCCAGCTCCACCACAGTTGCGTACAAAGCAATCGCGGATTGTTGCCAAGCTGGACCAGCAATAAATACCATGAGCGTTGGCATTAGACGAACTATTTCCGTCAATAGCAATACCCATAAGCACCGAGTTTTGAGGCCTGGGTACTGTGCTGCCGTCACCCCAATAAAGGGCTGGCGTGGTCATTGAGGCGGATGTCTTCAGTACTGATGCTCCGCCAGCGCCAATGATGCTGATGTTGGCATAACGACAATAAATGCTGGTCGTGCCTATGTAATAGACGCCTTTAGGAATTAAAACAGTGCCACCACCAGCCGCATTAACAGCGTTAATGGTGGCCTGTATGCTGGCTGCATCGTTTGTGATTCCATCTCCAACTGCTCCAAAGTCCTTAACGCTGACAACATCCTTCAGCCTGCTGTCAATGGTCCGCGCCGCCGCACCGGTGCCGCTCTGCGTGAAAGACAGCTTGCTGGCGACGATGCCTGCACTTGCATTAACGTCAGCGTTGACGATAGTGCCGTCAGCAATTTTGGAGGTGGTGACCGCTCCGTCGGCAATGTCTGCCGTCACGATGCTGCCGCTGCCGGCGGGGATCAGCCCCAGGTTGGTCGTGTCCAGCCGCCCGATCGTGATCCAGGCGTTGTTCGCGCTGTTGCGCTGCTTCAGCGTCGCCGGCGTGGTGCTGGTATCAACCCACCACTGATAGGCGTAGGTGGTGCTGGGAGCTGACGCGCCGCTGTTCTGGCTGACGATCGCGGCCAGTGCGTTGTTCAGGTCAGCACGGAACGCCTGGCCGGACTGGTTGGCGATGTTGTAGTCGTGCTGAGCCATCAGATGATCTCCCGGCCGTAGCCGATTGCAGTGTAGGTGAACTGGCGGCTCACGGCCGTGTTGGCACTGTTCCTAAAGGTTAGCTGGAACCCCGTGCGCGTCACGGAGCCGATTGTGAAATAGTCACCGGTGCTCATGTTGAACCCTGTCACTCCAATGCTGGGGGCTTGATAGAAGGGGTTGGCGAAGGTCACCGTGTAAGTGCCAGCGCCGCTGGTCAGCGTGTCCGACTGCTCGGTGCGTTGCTGCAGCTCGACCACGCAGCCAAGCTCATCGATGACGATGTTGACCGCCGGATCGGTGCTGGTGGCGATCGTCTTGAACTGGAACCCACGCCCTCGCACGATGGCGTTGGCGAACTCGCGCCAGTCGCCCCAAGTCGGGGTGCCGGCCGGGTTGTCCGGCGTGCTGCGGACGTAAAGCCTAGCGTTCACCTGGTCGAGGTTGGTTTCGTCCACCTCGGTCCACGTGTCGATCGCCGCGGTCTTGTCGTCCCACAGGCCGGCCGGGAGATAGGGGCGGGTAACGAACCGCCGCTGCATGTTCAGGTCGAAAACCCCGCCCATGTCGAGCGTTGACCCGAACTCGTACTCGCCCGAGCCGAGCACGCCACCTGCGCCGTCGATTGACGGCAGCGCGTCCCAGTCGCCGGCCTCACCCTGAGCCAGCAGCGGGTCGCCATCCTGCAGCAGCAGGTTGTCGCCATTTTCGAGCGCCAGCGTGTCGTTGCCGGCACCAGGCGGTGCCAAGTCATCGACGAACACACCAGTCGAGATCACCAGGCCGTCGAGCCCGGCGTCGTAGAACATGTCGGTGACGTTGCCGCTGAACGGCGGCGTCTCCTGGTCTTCCGCATAGGTCTGCACCAACAGCCGCGGCAGGGGCGTCGGCAGATCGGCGACGATCAGCGTGGCGTTCAGCGATCGCCGGCCCCCGTCATCCTCGAACTTGAGCAGGTAGGTGCCCTCGAGCAGCGGGACCTGTTTCTGTGTCTGGTTGCCGGATGCCGCCGGCACAATCTCGATGCTGTTCTCCCAGACGGCGCCCGTCAGCACCGGCGTGTGGCGGATCAGCACCTTGCCGCCGATCTTCACGTCAAGCTCAGTCGATGCCGCCCAGCTGATGATGGCGCTGGCCTGGTCGATCGGCACCAGCGACAGCGCCGTCACATCGACGGGCAGCGCCGTCTTGCCCAGCACGTTGAAGGTCAGCTGCGCCGGCAGCACGGAAGATTGCAGGCCAGCGTTGATGCTGTAAACCTCAATCTCATAGGTGCCCGGCGTGGTGTCGAGGATCTCGAAGTCGGGCCGCTGCTGCGTCGAGCTCGACCAGTTGCCGTTCTGCAGTCGCCAGCGGTAGCGGTATGAGTTGACGCCCGGCACCGGCTGCCAGGTCACAATCAGCTTTGACAGCACACGGCCGTTGCTCTCGTAGAAAGCCTCGACCGCCTGCAGGTTGCTGGGCGCCGGCGGGATCTCGTTCAGGTCGGTGATGTCGCGCTGCGTCAGTGGCCGGCCGCGCTCGATGTAGGCGTATTTACTGGCGTTGTAGGCCAGCGCCGTGATCTGGTACTGCGCCTGATCCTGCTCGGCCACGCTGATCACGCGCCAGGTCGAGGCCTGGATGTTCGGCGTCTCGTAGATCCAGATGCTGTTCGCATTCGGCGTCGCCGGCAGTGCCGAGGTGAGCGTGACGACGGATCCGGCGATGCTGGCCACCGTGCGCGCGGCCACCGTGCCATCGGGCAGGATCACCGACAGCGTGCCGCCGGCTGGCGTCAGGTCGGCGGCGTCGTCCACAGTGATCGCGGTGGTCGTGGCCGAGCGGATACGGCCGCCGCGGCGGGACCCCGAGCGCACCGGGTCGCTGATCTCGATGATCTGGCCGGGGCGCACCACCACGCCCGCGTCGATCGACGCGGTGAAGGTGACCACCTCGGACTCATACTGCTCGGAATAGAGCAGCCATTCGCCGATCCGTCCGGCCTGGCCGCGGCTGGTGCAGGCGAATGCCGACACCTCGGAAGTGACCACGCCGTACTTGGCGATCGCGACCTGGTCCTCGACCACCTCGTAGGCAACGTCGCGCAGGGTCAGGTCGAGATAGCTCACCACCGCGACCGTCGGCCGGGTCTTCAGGCTGCCGCCGGAATAATTGAACCCTTCCTCGGATACGTTCGCCAGCGTGAACAGGTAGGCCGGGTCGGCCGGCTTGTCCTGGCTGATCGTCAGCGCGCCGGTGCTCCAGTAGGGCATCGCCCGGAAGGTGGAGCACAGGTCGTTGATCAGCTTGTAGGCCTCCTCCTGCGTCTGGATGTTGACGTTGCAGGAAAACCGCGGCTCGGTGCCGCCGAAGCCGTTGGGCACCAGCTCGGAGGCGTACTGGCTGGCGGCATAGAACGCCCACTTGTCGAGCTGCGCGGCCTGCACGTGATTGCCAAAGCCGTAGCGGGTCGAGGTCAGCAGGTCCCACAGGATCCAAGCCGGGTCCGAGCACCACTGCGCAGCGCCGAACGTGCCATTCCAGACGCCGGCATAGATCAGCCGGCCGGTGGCCGCGTCCACGGTGGCGTTCGAGGGAATGGCGACCTTGATGCCGCGCACCAGGTAGGAGCGCGAAGGGATCGAGCTGAACTGCTCGGCGTCCACCCGCACCGCTACCAGCGCGCTGTTGGGATAGCGCAGCTTGGCGTAGGTGATCTCGGTGTAACTCGACCAGCTGAACGCGTTGATCAGTTTCGAGCTGGTGCTGTCATCGGTGACGCGCGTCACCCTGACATTGACCGGAAACGCCCCGCTCAGGTTGACCAGGTAGTCGCGCTGGTACTGGTCACCCGTGCGGCCGGCGATCGTGTCATCGATCAGCGTGGTGTAACCGCCGCCGTTGTACTGCACCGCGATCTGCAGCCGGACGGTGGCGCCCATGATGTCGCCCTTGTCGGTGAACTCCTGCAGGCCCGGCACCGTGATGGTGATGCGCGCGGCGTTGACCGTCGTGTCGGTGATGCTGCGCACCACCGGGGTGGCCTTCTGCACCGTGACGTTGACGCCCTGCTCGTTCTCAACGTCGGCCGCGATCGGGATGTAGGACTGGTTCTGCGTCCCGGTGCGCGTGTAGACGGTGACGTTCTGGAAGTTGTAGGTGCCGTCGGGGTTCTGCAGCGGAGTGTTGTTGACGAAGATCGACTGATGGCCGTTCTTCAGGCCTTCGATCTCGCCCTCGCTGATCAGATCGACCAGGTTGGCGTACTGCGTCGAGTTGAGATCGTCGGCCGCCTCGGTGGGTGTGTAGCTGCCGCCGCCGCCGCCCTTGCCGCCGCTGTCGCCGCCGGCGCCTGCGATCACGCCGAGGCCAAGGCCAGCATTGTGCACGCGGATCCCGCCGGCGATGAAGGTGTGATGCCCCTCGACGGTCAGGTTGTAGACCGTGCCCGTGCCCTGATCGGTGCGCCCGACGATCGGCCGCAGGTGGCCGTTCTCGTCCACCAAGCAATCGTCGGGGCCGAGCGTGCCGATCTCGACGAAGGCGTTGAACTGGTTCAGCACCCAGTGGTTCGGCGTCGCGTCCAGCTCGGCGCCGCCCCACAGCCGGTAGCGCACCACGCGCTCGCCGTCGTGGACGTGCACCGCCAGGATCGCCGCGGTGTACAGCGCGCCCTGATCATCGAAGCTCAGCACTTGGTCGCCGGGCTTGAGCGTCTCGATCGGTTGCAGGCCGCCAGGCGTGCGGATCAGCGTGTGCCCGAGAAAGCACCCGCCGCCACCACCACCAGCGCCGACGATCCGCGTCATGCGGCCACCTGCACGGTGTCAACGCCGGCTGAGATCACCACCGAGCCGACCAAGGTTTCGCCATAGACGATCGGCACCGGGATGCCCTGGCGGCTGGTGTTTTGGATGCCGCTGAAGCTGTAGGACTTGCGCGGATCCTTTGCCGTTTCGGTCATGCTGTTGTTCAGCGTCGGCACCGGCGTGAGCAGCTGCGCCACGCCGCCCAGCACCAAGCTGACGCCGATGCCGACGCCGATCGACACCGCTGTGGGGCCGAGGGTCAAAAGGCCGCCGGCCAAGGCCGCGCCAGGGGCAAACAACAGCGAAAACGCCACCAAGGCCACACCCGCAATGATCCGCCCCACCGTGCCGGAGCCAGCCAGCACCGGAATGATCTTGATCTCCTGCTCGCCGGCCGGGTCGCCCAGTTCTTTCTCGCTCAGGTCGTAACCGCCGACGCTGACCCGGTAGTGCTGCTCGGCCATGTGCCGCTCGAGCTGCGGGAAATTGGTCACAAGAAAGCGCACGGCCTCGGCTGCGCTGGCCACCTCGGCCTCCAGCTTGCGGCGCTTCAGGAACTTGGCCAGGCGCCCATAGATGCGGATCGTTCGCAACATCAGCCGAGCCGAAGCCTCCCTGCATCGTAATGGCGAAGCCTGCGGCCAGTGCACTTCTGCAACCAGCCGCCATAGAGATCGCGGCTGCTCAGCCGGCCGCGGATGTGATGCAGCACCAGCTGGTCGCCGATGTAGACGCCGACATGGTTGAGCCCCGGCCCGCTAATGCTCATCAGCAGCGCATCTCCCGGCTCGAGCGGCTCATCTGCGTCTAGTTCCTGGAAACCGGCATCCTTCCAGAAGCGATCGAACAGCGGGTCAGCCTCGAACTGCTCAGGCGTCAGCGGCCGCTCCCAGTCGGGCAGCTGCAGGCCGTGCTCGCCGTACCAGTCGCGCGCCAGCGTCCAGCAATCGGTGATGCCCCAAGTCCACTCGCGGCCGATCAACGGCGCCTGGTACCCGGTGGGGCGCAGCTCGGCGCTCCAGGCCTTGGTCTTGGGGTTGACGATCCACCACGGCAGCCCGGTGCGCTCGATCGCCAGCAGATCGGCCTGGCTGGGCACCGGCGGCGTGACCGGATGGCTGTGCACCACCGCGGTGATCTCGCCGGCATCCTCGGCCGCGGCAAAGTCGTCGGGGTTGAGGATGAACTGCTCGGTGCCGGCGGCCAGATTGCGGCACGGCCAATAGCGCTCGCGGCCCTTGACCACCACGACCAGGCCGCAGGCCTCGCGCGGGTCGTCCTGCTGCGCGTGCGCCAAAGCTTCGCTGCGCCAGGTCATGTGAAGTAAGTCCCGATGCCAGGGAAGGACCCGAACGGCAGCTCGGCCGTGGCGCCGAACCGTGCCCTGCAGCTGCTCAGCCGCTTGCCGCACACGTCCTGCGCGGCGCTGGCCACCGGCTGATCGTTTTCGTTGAAGTAGGACGCGCCGGCATAGCCGCACTCGGTCGAGCGGTAGACCCACTGGCAGATGTTGCCGATGCACTGGCGCTTTGGCGCCCGTACGCCGGCGAGGTCGAAGGCGGCCGCCAGCTCGAACTCGACCACGTCGCGCGTCTCGGCCGATTTGCGGTCCACGTAGTAGATCTCGCGCGGGAACTCGGCCGTCGGGTCTGGTGTGCCGTAGGGATTGACGTTGCCGGGGAAATTGGCCGCGTCGAGGTAGCGCGCCAGGGTGCGGATGCGCGTCACCTTGGCGCCCTCGAGCCCCTTGGGCAGGCTGAGCAGCAGCGCCGTGATCGTGCCCATGATGTTGCTGCAGCGGATCCGCGGCCGGGGCAGGGTGCCCTTGCCCTCATAGGCGAAACCATCCGCCTCGATCGGGAACCGCATGTAGCCATTCCCGGCCCAGACCAGCTCACCGTTGCTGTTCAGGCTGGTGCCGGCATGAAAGCGGTAGGTATCGGCCACGCCGTGCTGCGAGGCGTTCAGCTGCAGCTCGAACAGCTCAATGACGGCGCTGGGCGCGATCGCTTGGAGATCTGAGACGGGGACGGCCATCAGGGTTCAAACACCTGGCGGAAGGTGGCGCGGATCTGGTTGTTGTTGCAATTGCTCAGCGTTGTCTGCCACTCCTCGCACACGTACTTGCCGGCGGTGCCGCGGGGTGGCGTCCAGTCGAATGACTCGACACCGCCGCGGGCATCGAGAAACGTCAGGATCTGGTCCCGCTCAGTGTCAGTGCGGTTGGAGAACACCAAGCTCCACTCCTTCGGGTTGGTGTTCAGGCCGAAGCGGATCCGCTGCTCGTAACCATCGCCCGCCTGAAACTTGCGCGTCCGCGGCTTGCTGGCCTCGGTGGCCTCGAATGATGGTGTGTAGGTGAAGGTCGCCATCGGTTAAGCCGCCGCGAGGATGCCGCCAGGCCGGCGCTGTTTGATCAATTCTGCCTGCACCGCCTGCGCAACAGCCCGGCCCAGCTGCTCGCTGCGGCCGCCATCGCCCTGCACGTTGGTGCCTTTGGCATCGACGCTGACGTTGACCGTGGTGCCACCGCCGCCGCCCTTCATGGCGACGGGGATGCGCCGGCCATCGGGCAGCGGCACATAGGCCTCGGGCATCGAGCCCTCGCCGAACATGGCCAGCTGCGGGCTGCTGGCGATGCCACCGCCTGCATACTTGCGCAGCGGCAGCGGGCCGTCGGCCGTCATGATGCCGCCGTCGGCAAAGCCGAAGGCCGAGGTGATGCCTTTCACGATCGGCGCCACAACCAGCGTCTGCGCGATCTGCCGCGCGATGTCCTTCAGCACGCCGGCGGCGATGCTGCGCAGGCTGTCGCCCCAGTTGTCGGTGCCGTCGATCAGCAGATCTATCGCCGAACCGATGCCCTGGCCGATCGAGTTGGCAATGCCCTCGACCAGCTGGCGCTTCTGCTCGTAGGCCTGCTGCAGCTGCTGCAGCTGCTGCTGTTCAGCGGTCAGGCCGCTGATCACGTTCTGCTGCGCCGCGACGCGCTGATCGATGCTGGCGATCATGCCGTCGAGCGCCGCCTTCTGCTTGTCGTTCAAACCGGCGATCTCGCGATCCTGCACCAGTTGCGCGCGCAGGGTCTCAAGCTTGCTCAGCTCGGCCCGTGCGGTGTTTTCTGCCTCGACCCGCTGCCTGGCCAGCTCAGGCGTCAGCCCCGAGCGCTGCAGCTCGACCATGCGCTGGTAGTCGCGCAGCTGGTCGCCGGTCGAGCGGCGCTGCTGATCGAGCTCGCTGGTGATGTTGCCGAGCTCGGCTTGGCGGGAGGCGATCAAGTCACCGAGTGCTGCGGTGCCGCCGGCGCTGCGGTTGGCACCGATCGCCGCGTCAAGGCTGCGCCCCGCGGCCGCCACACCGGGCAGGCCGGGCACCGCGGCGCCGGGCTGGCCGATCAGCATCCGCGCGCTGCCGTTGCGGGCTGCGGCCATCGCGGCCGGCAGATAGTCCTTGTATGCGCCGGAGCGGTAGACCGACCACGCGCCGAAGCCTTGGCTGCCGTAGACCTGCCGGGCCGCGTTGGCGTTCACCGCCGGATCGAACAGCGCGTCATTGCTGCCGATGCCGAACTGCCGGCGCCGGGCTGGTCCCATGCCGCCGAGCATGTTGATCTGCCACAGCCCATAGCTGTTGTCGCCGGTGCGGGGGTTCTGGTTGTGCGCGCTGCTGCGGCCGCTCGACTCGGCCATGGCGATCGCCGCCATAATCGCCGCGTCCTGCCCGCGGAAACCCGCCGAACGTGCCAGCGCCACCAAGTTGCCGACGCCCAGCTGCCCGCGGCCAACAGACCCAGGCATGGCCGAGCCGCTGCCCAGCTCGCCGGCCGCCTGCCTGGCACCGCCGACCATCTTCTGCGCCATCTTCTCGGCAGCATCCTGCAGGATCTCGCTGATGCCGCGCGCGACGCTCAGCTGATAGTCGGCCAGCGTGCGCTCGAGCTGCACCTTCTTGTCGGTGGCGTTCTGCTCGATCTGGATCTTCTGCTCGGTGTAACGGCGCGTGGCGTCGTTCAGTCGCTGCTGCAGGTCGATCTGATCGGTGCTGAGCCCGTTGGCGCGCAGCCGCTGCTTCTGCGCCTCGAGCCGGAAATCTTCCTCCTGCGCCGCGATGCGCCGGCGTGCCTCGGCGGTGTTGCGCTCCAGCTGCAGGCGCTGGTCGCCCAGGTCGCGCTCGAGATCGGCCGCGCGCTGGATCGACTGCTCGCGGAAGTCAGCCAGCCGGCGCTCGGTGTCCTCGCGGATCTTCAGCTCCTGCGCTAGGCGCTTCTTGGCCTCTTCCATGGCCACGCGCTCACGGCCTGCTGCGCGCTCACGCTCGGCGGCGTCCTGCGCCTGCTGCTGCGCCGCGTTGGGGCGATCGAGCGGCCCCGCTGCCGCACGCTCGCGCTGGAACTGCTGAAACAGCTGCTCCTGCCGCTGCCGGAAATAGGCTTCCTTGCCGCCGAGATCGAACAGCCCGAAGCGGCTGCCGGCCTCCGCTGCCGCCTGGTCGCGCGCGCGGATCCGATCCTTCAGCACCGCCTCGGCGCCCTTGTCGCCTGACAGGCTGCCGAGCACGCTGGCCACGTCCCGCAGACCGGCCGCGAAGTCGCGCACCACCGCCAGCGCTGCCGGGCCGAAGATGCGGCTGATCGATTTGCCGACGCCCTCGGCCGCGATCTGCAGATCTTTGAGCGCCTGGGCGCCGGTGTTGAACTGCGCGTTCAGCTCATCAAGCTTCTCGTTCTTCAGCGTCGCGAGCGCGCGCAGCACCACGTCGGTGGTGATCTTGCCCTCCTCGCCGAGCTTTTTCAGCTCGCCGACAGTGACGCCCAGCTCCTTGGCGATCGCCTGGCCGACGGCTGGCGCCTGCTCGCGGATCGAGCGCAGCTCATCGCCCTGCAGCACGCCGGAGCCGAGTGCCTGCTTCAGCTGCTCGAGCGCCGCGGCTGACTCGGTCGCGGTGGCGCCGCTGGCACGCGCGGCCGCCGTGAACCCGATATAGGCATCCTCGACTTCCTTCAGCGTCACGCCGGTGGGGCGCAGCGCCGCGTAGAGCTTCGAGAAGCTGTCCTGCGCCTCGGTCTGGCTGACGCGCAGCGTCTGCGCGATGCGAGCCGCGGCTGCCTGCGCGGCGTTGTACTCGCCAAACTGATCGGTGAGCGCCTTCAGCCGCACCTGCGCCGTCTCGGCGTTCAGGCCGGCCTGCACCACGCCCCGCGCCGCATCCATTGCGCCGGAGGTGGCCATAGTCGTCAGAGAGCCCGCCACGCCGCCCGCAAAGCCCGCCAGCAGCGCCCCGCCACGGGATAGGCCACCCGCAGGCGCCGCAGCGCCCTGGAAGCGCCGCAGCCGCCGCTCAGCGGCCTCGATGTCGTTGGTCAGCAGCTTGAACTTTCGGCTGCCGAATTCGGCGTTGTCACGCAGCGCCTTCAGCGCGGCGACAGTCCGCTGCAGGCCGGCGACCGTGTTGTTCGACGCGCTGCCCAGCACCTTGGTGGCGGTGTAGAGCTGGTCGAGCGATCGCTTGCTGACGTTACTCTGCTGGCTCAGCCCCTGCAGGTTGCGTTTCAGCTGATCGAGCCCGGTCCCCTCGAGCTTCGCCGTGAACTTGATCGCCGTGTCGAGGGTCATCGCCATGGCTCAGCCCTCCCGGTTCATCGCGTTGAGCGCTGCGCCTTCCATCACCTGCAGGTCCTCCAGGAGCGCGCGCGGGTCTTCCACTGCGTACATCTTAAAGAGCCAAGACAGCACGCCGTAATCGAGCCCGATCGCGCCGCCTGCACTGGTGCGCCATTGCGTCTGCACCCGGCACCACATCTCGATCGCGTCCCAATTCTCCGGCCACACCTCAAAGCGGTCTGGCTCCGGCGCTTCGATGATCACGCCGAACGCTGCGGCGTCATCCTCGAGCTGTTCGCTGCTTGCTTTCCCGCCGCCGGCCCAGTGCTCGGCGGCGTCTGTCAGTTTTTTCTCTTGCCCTTGCTCAGGCTGTCGAGCCAGCTGCTGACCACCGCAGCGGCCACCAGCGGCACATTCAGCAGGTCGGCCTTGGCCTTCTCGCTGAACGGCACGTCTCCGCCCTTGCCGTCTTGGATGCCGCTCCAGCCGACCAGGACCTGATCGCAGAGCTCATCGTCGGTCAGATCGCCACCTTGGATCTGGTCCCAGATCTCGCGGATCCGCGCCTGCGGCAGCCGCTTGAACTCGGCATCGAAGGTCTGTTTGTCGAACCGGCCACCATCGACGGGAAACTCAACGGTGACCGGCCAGCTGTAGCTCTCGCTCTGAGACAGAACGAACGCCATGCGGTGCTCCTATCAGGTGAAGGCCAGGCTAAACTCGTTGTTGCCGGCGGTTGTGGGCAGGGCCACGTAGGGCAGGTTCAGGATGGCAATGCCGTCCTGATCGCCGTATGTCGGCTGAGTGACGTCAACCTGGGATGCCGTGAAGGTTACCCGGTTTCCGGCGGTGGTGCCGTGCAGGAAGGTGAGGTTGCCGGTGCTGGTGCCCAGCGCCAGGCTGAAATAGTCCTTCGTGGCAATGGTCGGCGCCTCGATCACAACTTCACCGGCCGGCTTGCGGTCAGTGATCAGGATCTCCTTGGTGCAGCCAATCAGCTCGCGATAGACGATCTCGTTGGCAAGGTTGAAGCTCACCGAGCTCAGGCAGCCGGCATAGCTGAAGAACTGGAACGCGCTGGTGTTGCCGTCCTTGAAGATCAGCGGGGTCGCCTGGTTGCTGTAGGTGACGCTCGGTGCAGCGGTATCGGTCGGCGCGTTGTAGATGCCGGTCATTTCAAACTGCAGCACCGGGATCTGGCCCAGCTGGCAGTTCATCGACACCGTGCCGCGGGCGCCGGTCAGTTTGTGCTGCACGCCGTCGAGGTTGTAGACGATGGTGCAGGAGCTGAAGCTGGCCGACACCGGCGCGTAGGTCACCGAGGTGCTGGCGACGATTGTGGCCGCCATGCCGCAAGACTTCAGCAGCGCGTCATAGCGAGGCGCCGTGCCAGCGGTGCCGGATCCGGCCAGCTCAACCTCAAAGCTGCAGCGCACGCGCGTGTTGGCCAGCAGCTGGTCGCTGTTGCCGTAGTAGGGCCGGATCAAGTCACGGCTGACCACATCGGCCTCAAGAGGGGTCACATCGAGCGAACGCACCAGCACGGCGTCGGTGCCGGCCGGGCTGCTGTCGGTGCCGTAGGTGGCTTCAGTTTTCGCCAGAATCAGGCGTTTGCGGCTCAGAAGCGCCATCGCTCAATTCCTCAGGTTCAGGGTTGAGGGGTTGGGCCGGCTCTGTCCGCTCGATGAGCGTCCGCTTGCCGGTTTCGGGGTCTTGGAGGTAAGTCCCGCCTTGACCCCAGTATTCGTCCACCATCGTAGCCATGATCAGCTCGCCAGATTTGCGACCGAGGTCCGGTACAGCACACGATAGTCGCACTGGATTTCACCAGCCGCGCCATCGGCTTCCGCGAAGTTGAACGTCACGCCGATCGGCTGGATGTCGATGGCGTAGCCGCCAAGGGTCAGATCGGCCATCAGCTTGCCGTGCAGGCTATCGATGATGGGATCAGCTTGCTGATCCGGGATGACGCCGCGCACAATCACGGTCACGCGAACCGTCATCGACCAATCGAGCGTTGGCAAGCTGGTGTTCTGGCTGGCCGTGTCGCTCAGCGGCTCCACCACGATCGCGGGGCTTTCCTCGCGTGCGATCGGCTCGACACGGCTGCGGTAGATCCGCGTGCTCACGCCGGTGGTGCCGGTCAGCGCCGTGCGGATCGCTGCCAGGATTGTTTCGCGCTTAGTGGTCATCAGCAATCCACCGCGTCGGCGTACTCGGGCTGGGTTTTCAGCCAGGCGTAACCGATGGCAAGCGGGTTAACGCCAGTTTGCAGCTCTGCGGTGGGGGCAAACACCGTGCGGTCATAGACCGGCTGTGCATTGGCGTGCCGTGCCTCAGCAGTGGCGTAATGCGAGATTTGCATCAGACACTGCTCCTTGTCGCAACGCAGCAGGGTGATGCGGGCGTAGGTATCGGCAAGCGGGATGCCGATGTTGGTCTCGGTCAGGGAAGTTGTGAAGGCCATTAGTAGGTCATCTCCGTGGTGTTGATTTTGCAGACCCAGCGGATGGTGGTGCTAGCGGCACCAGTCACAGTGACGGCAATGCCGCCGTTGGTGGTGTCTGCGGTGACGGCAACAGTCCAACCTGCAGCGCCTGCATCGTTGTGGGTCATGGTGACAGTGGCCGTGCCAACTATGGCGGTCGAGGCTGCGTTAGCGCCGCGTTTGATGGCACCGTTGATCGTCCAGCGGGCAGTGTCACCGCCGCCGGTCACACCAGCGATCACCTCACCGGAGAAGCTGTAGGCGCTGTTGTTGGGCAGGATGACTTGGTTAAAGGTGGTGGCGGCGTAGCCGTCACTGGTGAGGACTGTGGCGGTGGCGTTGGTGGTTTGGCGGGCTAGGAGAAGCAGAGCGGATTGGGTGACGCCTCCAGTATCCGCAATGGGACTAGAACACGCAGGAAAAACGTGATTACCGATAATAAAGCGCGTGGTTCCACGCCGTCCGCCACTTACATATGACCAGTCGCTTGAGGCGCTGTTGTTTAAGCCGCCTCCGATAATGGAGTAGTTACCAGTTGCGCTGTTGCTACCGCCACCTAAGACAGTGGCAAAAGAGCCGGATGCGCTGTTAAAATTGCCGCCTCCAATGGTGGTGCCAGCGTTGTTAAATGCGCTGTTGCCGTAGCCACCGCCGACGACGCTCCAGGTGCTGGAGGCGACGTTGTTGCGGCCGCCGCCGATAGTGGCGTATTGGCCAGATGCTACTTGCGATAAACTACTGCGAAATTTTTGCCAATCCGTCGCATATTGACCCCGCTTATCCCCACCCACCGCCGTCCCATCCGGCACCTGCGCCAGCGTTGCACCTGTGCCCTTAGCGACTAATGCAATGTCTGCATTGGTGAATCCGATGGGCGCTTCGCTGATCGCCGTGACAGGCGTCGTGCTGTTGACGCCGCTGTTGAACAGCTTGGCCACTAACCGCAGCGACGATGACGCCCAGCCAACTGGGTTCAGGTTCATGTCAGGTCACCGCCGAACGCTGCAACCCGCACTGTTCCAGTCGTTGGTGCAACCGTGATGGTGGCGCCCAGCTTGTAGCTTGCGCTCGGCAACACCAAATCGGTGTAGCTGGTGACCAGGCGGTAGCCCTTGCTCGTGGTGCTGCCCGTCGTGGCGCTGATCGTGATCTGATCGAACAAGTCCCACTGCGTGCCGTCGTACAGAAACAAGTTGACGAGTGCCGCAACCGTCGTCGCAGTGCCTTGCACGTTGACGCTCAGGATTCGAGTGCCAGCAGCAGCGCCAGTAATCAGATCCGTAATTGTGCCGGTGCCATCAGTGGCGGTGTTAGCCGTGCTCAGGCTGCAACGCTCGATGCGAGCTGTAGAGATAAAAGCGGGTGATGTTGCCATGGCTCAGATGCAGGTGCTGTTGAGATAAAGGTCGCCGCCAGTGGAACTGCCGCCGCCACCACCGCCGCCACCGGTGGCGCTCAGCGTGCCGCCACTCAACGACAAGCCAGATCCAATCGAGATCTCCTCGATCGTTCCAGTTCCAGCAGTGCTACGACCCAGCAGCTTGCCGCTGCTCAGACTGGCGTTGATTGCGGTGGCGAGTTGACCAAGAAGGTCGATGCCGTTGAGAAGTTTTCTTGCCATCAGCCAATCACCACCACGCGGTAAGCGTTAGACGCAGGAGCTGACGCAAACACAATCGTCAGCGTGTTGGTAGTGGCGTGGGTTACGTCTGCGATCACCTCGTCATAGGTGCTGTTGTTGTAAACAGTCACCTGCACGTCACGACTGGCAAGGTTGTGGGTGACCGTATAGCTGGTGGCGGTGCCGTCACCGATGCTGGTCGAATACTTTTTGATCCGCCCGGACCATGTGGCTAGCTTCAGCGGGGTGACAATGCGCAGGTCATCGGTGCCAGTGTCAACCTCGGCCTGCGTGGCAATCTCAGCGATGCCTGCCGTTGACTCGCTGGCGGCCGGAGCAATGGTGCCAAAGGTCTGCCAGGTGACCGTGCTGCTGTCGATCGTGCCGTTGACTTGATCCTGTCGGTAGGCAGTACCGGCGCTGGTACCTTCCTCGACGGTGGTGATCGCCTGCTCTAGCTCGACGAACGTGTTAGCGTCCAACGCACGGGTCATTGCGCTGCTGGAGCCGTTCCAGACGTAGATCCCGTTCTGGGATGCCGTGGTCTGCGCACGCACCAGCACGCGATCCGAACTGGCCATCGTCACGCCATCGATCGTGGCGCCAGGGCTGCTCAGGTTGATGTTGGACTGCGTGGCCACCCGGCAGGAGTCCTTCCATGCCAGACCCTCCACCAAAGAGTCCACGTAGCCCTTGGTAGCTGCATCACCGGAGCTACTGGGAGAGGCTAGGTTGACGACCCTAGAGACCGAGTTGAAATCCAGGTCGGTAAAAACTTTCCGGGCCATGTCAGGTCAGCCTCGCGAAGCCGGATAGGGGCACTGAGAACACGATAACCGTCTGGTTCACGCTCGGATGCGACACGTCTGCGTCCACCTCTTGGCTGCCGCTGTCGAACACCTCGACGCTCGGCACATGGCCCAAATTGTGGTTGATCGTCCACGTGCTGGCTGGCGTGGGCTGCGTGAACACGTAGCCGGCGCCTTCGTCGGTACCGTCCACCCACTTGCTGCCGTCGTACTTCAGCACCTCGCCAGCAGCCGGGCTGGTCAGGTCCACATCAGTCAGATCTGACAGGCCGAACGTCCGCGGGTTCTGGCCCGGTGCGGTGCTGCCCGGTGCAAGACGCTGCAGGGCAATCTCAACAAAAGCGCCATCGTCCAGCTGCCGCACCTCACGCACCTGGTAGTTGATGCCAGCAACCGTGATGCCGTCGCCGAACAGCAATCCGCCAAAATCTGCATTGCGGGCCGTCAGCGTGTAGTCGGTGCTCAGCACCATGTCGCCAGAGATGATCTGGCTGGGCATGTCGAGGATGCCCTGCGCCGTCACCGCACCAGCTGTGCAGGTAACGCCGAAGTCGTCCAAGAAGACCGCAAGATCCTCACTAATCGCCATCAGCCTTCACCTTGCGCGTGGCCTTCGGCTTGGCCTCCTCGGCCGGTGCCTCGACAGCGCGGCCCATGCGCAGCAGCTCGGCTGCCACGTTGCTGTCCAGCTGGTAGACCTTGCCCGTTTCGAGGTATTCGCCCCGTGCGGCGCAGTCGCTTGTGATCAAAACCTTCATCGAAAAAAAGGGGGCCGGTTGCCCGGCCCCGCCTCCTTATCAGGTGGTGATGTCGAGGATCGCAGCAAAGCTCTTGGGATCTCTGACTGCGACATCGTATGAGACGATGCCGCGAACGCTGGTCAGAGCCTTGCTGAAGTCGTCCTGGTCCTCACCCACGGTGATCTCCAGACCGTTGCCCCAGAAGCCGACCATGGCCTGGCTGAAGTCACCCATCAGCAGAGCCGAGCAGACGCCCGAGCTGGAGCCTTTGGTCAGGTTGCTGGGCACCTGGTTGGTGGCGGCCAAAGGGTAGCCGTTCAGGGTGCCGGGGGTCGGGCCGCGGCCGATGCCGGCCGGGTTGGTGTTGAACAGGAAGGGGCCGTCGCCGGTGGTGGAACCACCAGCGCGCAGCTTCTTCAGGGCAGCCAGCACCTTGTAGTTGGTGAGGTAGTTCACGGTGCCGGGGTTGACGGCGCCGTTCACGTTCATCACGGCAGCTTCGAGATCCACCACCTTTTCGAGGGTCACGGCGCCGCCGTTGGTGCCCATGGCCACCGAGCCGATGCCGGAGGTCTGCATGATGCCGGTGGGCTGGCCGCTGGAGCCAGAACCGTTCAGGATGCCCAGGTCGATGGCCAGGTTGATGCCGTCGGTCAGGTCACGACGCACCAGCTCCTCAATGCCAGGGGTGCCCTGCAGCAGGGTCTGGCGGCTGTACTTGGACAGGGCAGCCAAGTTCTTAGGGCTCATCGTCACCTGGTCGAAGGTGCTCTCCGACTGGGTGATCGCGGTGGTCTGGGTGCTCAGGTAGTAGGTCGAAGCCACACCGGAGCGGCGGGGGATCGCCACGTTGCCCACCAGACCAGGCATGGTGCGCACGCCCAGCTGCAGCATCACCGCGTTGTTCCGCAGGAACTCGATGAACTCATCGGCCAGCAGATCAGTGGCAACCAGGTTGCCGCCGGTGGAAGCGCCGGAGGTCACGTAGGTGGCGCGCTGGCCGCCCAGAGCAGAGAAGGGAACGAAGAAGGAACGCTCGGTGGTCTTGGCCACACCGGACTTCTCGACTTCCTTGCTCAGCTCACGCACCAGGCCGGCCTCGCGGCTGGACCAGTCGCCGGTCAACATCGCGCGGATGCCGGCGGTCAGGCTGTAGCTGGCGCGCTCCTCGGCGGCCATCTCAACGGGGGCCACGGTCTCGACCGGCTTGATCGCCAGCTTGTCGAGCACAGCAGCGCGAGCTTCATCAAGGCTGCGGCCGCCTTCGATCAGCTGACGGCCCAGATCGGCCATGCCGTGCTTTTCGGTCAGGGCAGTGATGCCGGCAATGCGAGCGCGCTCAGCCTTGGCAGCCTCGGCAGCCGCTTCAGCCCGCACCGCTGAAATGTCAGGGGTGTTGTCCATCGGAACCTCAGGTTCTGGTTGGGGGGTTGGTGATGCGGCGGGGGCCGCAGGTTGAGCGTCGAGGGCACGCCCGACGCCGACCGTTGGGTCTGCAGGTATGCTAACCACGCTCACTTCGTAGGGGCTCCAGCGGGTCGCCACGAAATCTTCGCCACGTTGTTCCATGTCGGCGATCTGATAGCCGACTGACACATTGCGCAGCACGCCATCACGAACATCGGCGAGCACTTCCTGCGCGAAAGCATTGCGGCTGAATTTCACGGCCACATAGCCGCGCTTTTTTTTGCCGTCGATCCATGCGCGCTCGACCACGCCGACCACCTTGCCGGGGTCATGGTTGAACAGCAGC